AACGAAGGAAAACAGATAATGCTTCCTTTCGTTCTAAGTTGATTGGGATCTGGTTGACGATACTGTGCGTCAAGTTCGAAGACACCACCCTCATAATCATTTGGATCACTGAGTTGAATTACGACACTGATCTTTCTATCATATGTAGTTGGATTGCCCCAGAAGGTATCATGGTGCCACTCGTAATGGTCATTGTTCGATCCATAGTAAGTAGTATATTGTATTTCGTCAATATAGTCAACAGTGAAACCAAAGGAATAACGATTTGCTTCCTGTCCATAGTACCAGAGCAGATCAGCAATAAACTTGCTGTTGGGATCTCGTTTGTTAATCCATCGCAATTCGGAACTTCGATAACCATCGTTGTTCACATCACCATCAAACCCAAGATTTGCGGAGACTGGATTGTAATACTCGCATTCTGTTACGATCTTATCAATCGTATCACCATCCAGTTCTCCACACCACATTTGCCAAATATTGTCATTCATAATATAGTTTTACACCTTACCCCAGTTTTTTCTTAATCCCCTCAATTTCAAGCTGCTGTGCCTTCATTGCTTCAATTAAGAATGCGACCAACTTATCATAATACACTGTTAAGTACTGTTCGTCAATAGGCGCAGGAGCAACTGCTTCAGGAAGAATTCTTTCGATTTCCTGTGCGTTCACACCAATCTGGCGTTTCTCAGTATCGTATCCAAGTGATGCTGCAGTTTCGTTGCCATAGAAGTAATACCCACCAATGCTCATCAACTTCTCAATTGGATTGTCGATGTTGCTAACAAAGTTCTTGAGTCGTTCGTCAGAATAGTATGCAGTGATGTTATTCGTTGCACGAATTTCGCCAGCAGTACCAGAAGCTGCGGTATTTACGCCAAGCGAGTTGACCTGTGCGTTAGAACCTGTCGTGAAACCACCAGCTGCACCCTTCTGACCCTTGGCACCTGCTGGACCTGTTGGACCAGTGGAACCTGTTGCACCCTTAGCACCTGCAGGACCAGTTGGACCAGTGGAACCTGTTGCACCCTTAGCACCTGCTGGACCAGTTGGACCAGTTGGACCAGTGGAACCTGTTGCACCCTTTTGACCCTTAGCACCCGCAGGACCTGTCGGACCAGCGCCGCCAGTTGGACCAGTTGGACCAGTGGAACCTGTTGCACCCTTAGCACCTGCTGGACCAGTGGAACCTGTTGCACCCTTAGCACCTGCTGGACCAGTAGCGCCAGTTGCACCCTTCTGACCCTTAGCACCTGCAGGACCAGTTGGACCAGTGGAACCTGTTGTACCCTTAGCACCTGCAGGACCAGTTGCGCCAGTTGCACCCTTCTGACCCTTAGCACCTGCAGGACCAGTAGCACCTGTTGGACCAGTGGCTCCCACTTCGCCCTTTTGACCCTTAGCACCTGTTGGACCAGTGGCTCCCACTTCGCCCTTTTGACCCTTAGCACCTGCAGGACCAGTTGGACCAGTCGGTCCAGTAGCACCTGTCGTACCCTTCTGACCCTTAGCACCTGCTGGACCAGTTGGACCAGTCGGTCCAGTAGCACCTGTCGTACCCTTTTGACCTTTAGCACCAGTGTCACCCTTGGCTCCCACTTCGCCTTTCTGCCCCTTAGCACCAGTGTCACCCTTGGCTCCCACTTCGCCTTTCTGCCCCTTAGCACCAGTTGGTCCAACAAGAGCAGCATCAGCAATTGTTGCCTTAACTGTTGCCCCAACAGAAGCATCATATACAATGATTGTATCTGTGGAAAGAATAGATGTGCATGCAGTCAAATCATTTGCATCTAGATTAATTGTTCTAGATGATGCAAGAGATCCGCCACCACTCAGACCAGTACCAGCAGTAATAGTAGTAGCATCATCAGCTTTAGCATCCAACGCCGTTTGTAAGCCATCTACATTTGAAATAATATGGTTGTGGCTGTCATCAGCAACAGTAGTTGTGATAGAAACGGCATTAGCACTAAATGACCCAGACCCTGTTACATCTCCAGTCAAAGTGATTGAAGCTGAAGCACCAAGACGCTGACCAAGGTTTGTAGTCAGAGTTGTTGCGAAGTTTGGATTGTCGCCAAGAGCGGCAGCAAGTTCATTCAGAGTGTCTAGAGTTGCTGGAGCTGAATCAACAAGATTTGAGACTGCTGCGTCTGTATAAGCACGAACAGCAGTATTTGTTGATGCGATCGCAGACCAAAGCGCAGTATCTTCAGATTGAAGATTTGAGATGTCTGCATCATTGGATGATATCAATGAACGAATCGCAGTATTTGTGGCGATCAGTCCAGACCAAACATCTCCAATTTCGTTTGCATTGGCAGTTGTTAGTGCTCTAATCGCTGTATTGGTTGATGTGATTGCGCTCCACAAGTTGCCATCTACGGTCTGCAAATTACTGATGTCACTGTCATTAGAACTAATCAATGCACGAATTGCAGTATTTGTGGAAGTTAAATTGGTGTTAACAAGATCAATCCTGCCAGCTTGTGCGGCAATGTATGCGTTTGTATTAGCCAGAGAAGATCTTTCAGTTGCACTTACTGAAGCAATATAAGCATTTGTGTTAGCGAGGTTTGATGCTCTAGAAGCATCTACATCTGCAATATAAGCATTTGTGTTCGCAAGAGCTGATCTTTCTGTAGCAGAAACACTACCAATATATGCATTGGTGTTAGCCAAAGCACTATTGAAAGTAGATGAGTTCAGCTTTGTTGCGATATATGCATTGGTATTGGCAAGGTGTGAGAGTTCAGTGACAGCATTAGTGCTAACATCAGACTCAACAGAAGCAATTCTTGCGTTTGTGTTAGCTAAAGCAGAGCGTTCGGTTGCACTTACTGATGCAATGTATGCGTTTGTGTTAGCCAATGCAGATTGAAACACAGAGTTTGATGCCTTCGTGTCAAGAAGATCGTCGATTTCACCCTCTGTATAATAACGGCTGTCATGATTATGACTATCATCTGCAACAGCAACGGTTAGCGTCATCGCATCGCCACTGAATGAAGCGGAGCCAGTAGCATCACCAGCAAGAGTAATGCTGGCAACAGAAGAAAGTTTAGTTGCAAGCAAAGAAGTTGCATTAGCAACTTGTAAGCGATCATTGATCAGCAGTGTTGCGTTGGCAACTTGAATACGGTCATCAACATATGTGATTGTTGCGAAATTAGAAACAGCATTAGCAACTTGCAGATATTGTGTATTACCGCTCACATAGAGTGAATCGATCTTATCACCTGGACGGAATTCACCAAGTGCCGTAACATCACTGCCTGTATAGATCGCCTTGACTGGGATGACTACTGTATTTGCCATTGTTTATCCTTACGCTACTGCAATTGTATCTAAGTTGCCGTCTTTATTATAGAATGGGAATGTTCCGCCAGACACAGCGATGCCATCTGAAGAACCATCGGACTTAAAAAAAGGAAATGTGCCTGCACCAGCTGCAGTTGATCCCCAGCTGACATTACCGTTTCCGTCTGTCTTGAGAACATATCCTGCTTGACCATCTGAAGTTGGAAGGCTGAATGCATTATTACCGAGAGTCAATCCCCCAGTACCAACAGAAAGAGAGTGAAGATTTGCACCGACTTCAAAGACTCGGATGCCGTCAGTCGAAAAGAGTTTGCCATCGTTGATATTGAGGGCAAGTTCGCCTGATTGAATATCACCAGTTGTAGGAGCCTTCCCCGCAACTGAGGAACGCTTGATCTTTACGACCGACGCCATATCTATGACCCTTGTTGTTCAGTGCTTATGTAAGCATTCGTAAAACAAAAAGGGGAGTGCCGAAGCAACTCCCCTTTCGCTACTTCTTTGTCTTATTTATACAAAATACGAACTTTATAAATAATTGTGTATCGCAGGATTGCCGTCCTCATACACTCTAACGCTAAACAGGAGCATCAGCATGATTATTTATACATACAATTTTGCGAAATCAATGTCAAGAATTTTGCAAATAGACATGATCAAAACAAAATATCTTTCTGATCAATACTTACAAGAACAAATTTCTCATATAAAATCTAAAACAGAGATCGAAAAATTACCTGCATGGAATAAGGGAATCAAAGGTCTAAGACATTCACCAAAAACAGAATTTAAGCCAGGGAATGTTCCATGGAACAAAGGAGTTAGTGGGTGTTATACTGCGGATCAAATAAAAGTTTTATCCGAATCACATAAAGGATTGCCTTCTCCGAGAAAAGGAAAGAAGCACACAAAAGAAGCGAGAAGAAAAATGTCCGAATCTTCTAAGGGTCAGCCAGCATGGAACAAAGGAATTCCGCTGACCGAAGAGTGTAAAAAGAAGAAATCTGATGCAATAAAAGGTAGAGTTTGGGTAAATAATGGAAAGAAGAATAGACAAGTCTATCCTGATAACATACCAGAAGGTTATTCTAGAGGGAGATTTAAATCTCCCTCTAGAAACAATTCCTAGTACTGCCCTCCATCGATGACGGCATCAACTTGTGCCAGTGCATAACCAGTGCCACCTGTGTTTACAGTAGTGGTTGGTTCATCCTGAAGACCCTTATAGAATTTGAAGACACTAGAGTCTGATGAGTCACGGAAGTAACCAGCATACTTGGTAGTTGCAGATTCAACATACTTAGCGTACACACCATGGTCAACAGTATCTGCTGCGTTGTTCGCAGAGAGTTTGAGCATGGTATCATCAACATTTACAGTCGATGAAGAGATATAAGTTACGCCACCTTCAACGGTCAGATTACCATCGATGGTCATGTTACCAGCAACAGCAGTGTTACCAGAAACAGTCAGGTTGTTTCCAACAGTTACATTGTCTGGCAGACCGATGGTTACTGTAGCACTCTCAGAACCAGAACCAGATACAGTGATTTCGTTTGTTGTACCAGAAATGCCAGCAACATAGTTACCAGAAGTGTCGGTGCCAAGAACAACATCGTTGTTGTAAGTGGTTGAGATTGATACGCTGTTTCCTGAGAAGGAAGCAGTACCAGTAACATCACCTGTAAGAGTAACACTAGCGGTTGCACCAAGTTTCTGTGAAATATTTGTTTCTGCTGCAGCAATACGAGCATTAGTGTTTGCAAGGTTACTGTTTACAGTGCTGATAGTTGCATAGGTTGCAGCAGCATTAGCAACTTGAAGTCTATCCGAAACCAGTGCACGAATTGCAGTATTTGTTCCTGTAAGATTGCTATTAACAAGATCAATTCTGCTATTTGTATTAGCAAGTGCTGCTCGTTCAATTGCGATTGTTTGATAGGTTGCAGCAGCATTAGCAACTTGCAAACGATCAGCAATGTCGCCACCGAGAGTAGAGGTGACGGAAATTGAACCATTGCCGTCAAGAGCAACAGAAACGCCAGTACCACCACGAACCAGAACGGTATTGGTCGAAAGT